CGGTTTTGCTATTCTTCAAATCATGATAGGTGGGAGCCAAACCCTCTCGGGCCATCTTAATGCTCAGGGTACCAATTCCGTCTCCAATATTCAGAATTTCTTTTTTGCCCGCATTTAAAAGGCCCAAGGATATCCCATGGCACATGCCCAAATAATTAAAGTCTTTATCTAAATGATAAGACGACAATTCCCAAATGTACGCATCAGTATTTCTATACCATTGCAGCAAAGAGTCAGCGTTATTTATGTCAGTCTTTGCTTCCATAAAATCTTTGGCCACTTCATGATGGTTGTAGTGAAAACCTTGTTCCAATCTTTGTCTCGTAGCACTCTGTGAAAGACCAAGAAAATCTGATATATCTTTTGTTAATTCTTCTATATTCATATGTTTATGTGGTTAAAACTTTTAATATTAAAAAATATAATTTATTTAAATCATCAGGAGATATACTAAAAATATATTCTTTTTCTAAAGTTTTTAACGTTACGCAGTGAATATCAAGCAATGCGCCGTCGGAGGTTATTGAAGGGGTTGACTTAGAAATGGTTATGTTTATAATCGTTGGCATAAAGCCGTCAAAAGCGCCATTGGTGTCCATGATAAGCTACATTATATCATAATAATTATATTATTTTTTTTTATTTTTCTTCGTAAAAATAAAAACATTTTTAGGGGCCCGATCTTTTACCCCCCCTTTATGGGGTGCCAAAGGCGCTTTTCTTCAGCGCGGCTGTTATTCTGTTGCCAAATTTTTTTTAAATCTTCATCCAAATCTATGTATGGTTGAATATTATATGCAAATTGGTTTAATTTTTTTTTACCTTTTTTATCCAAAATTTACTCACAAATTTATTTTGATAATTTAATTATTAAAAATATCTGCAAAGCGTGCAGCAAAAAATAAACACAATGTGTAATTTTATTTTTGTGTTCATAAAAAAATAAATTTAATTTATCTGTTATTAATAAATTTAATTCTTCTTCTTTTTTTGTCATTACTTTTTTTTGTTGATCTTTCTCAATGTTTTTGCAAGCGCTGCTTGCCTTCTTGTGGTAGAACTATATTTTGTAGGATTTTTAGAAACCGTAGATGCAAATTGGGCTACAGACATATTGCGCTTCTTTGCTTTTCGAGTAAAGGCGCCGGGTCTTTTAATTGCTTTTTGAATCCACTTTTTATTTTTTTTCGCTTCCAAAAAATTGGACTGACCATCGATCAATTTATCTTCATTCATTTACCTTTATATCCTTTCCCTTTCTTCTTATCTTTTGCTTTCCCTCCAATTTTAAATGTTTTATCATCTAAATCAAATCCACCAAATTTATTAAAACTAGCCTTAACATGATCGCTCAAATGATCGTCTAGCTTAGACTCAATATGTGCCACGTCTTCATCTATATCCTGAAGAACACTGGTCATTGTTTCTAGTTTATCGGCAACCATAGCGTGATCTCTGGTATTTTCTTTCCTACCCCTGTCAACCATTACGGCAAGAATAGAACCTACAACACCAATGAGGGCTACGATGATCGCTTCCATGATTATAGACCTATCCCTAAATCGTCAAGAACACGCTTGCCCGCCTTCGGGCCCTCTCCGTACCCCTTGGACTTCTTGTAGGCAATGACCGCCTCTTCCGTCTTCGGGCCGAACTGTCCGTCCGGCGTGGCCTTGTAGAAACCACGCTCAGCGAGTTCCTCTTGCAACTTCGTTACCCTCGGACCGCTGTCGCCTGGATCTAAGTCACCTCCATCGTCCTTACCAGCAGCGGGGGCTCCAGCTGCTACGGTGGATGCAGCTGGAGCCGCCGCACCTACAGGCTTTTGAATGTTACTCTTAGCCATGTATTCTGCTACAGCTGCAGGAGGATTGTCTCCCTCGGTGTAGCGGAGGTGCCAGGGTTCTTCTGGAACAACTTCCCATGAAAAACCAAACTTGCGAACGTTAGCAATCAACCACTTCAGACGCTTTGGTTCTCCGGCCGTATGAACATCAACAGCCAATCCGAGTATTATGCTGTGATGTACCAGGAGCCGCCAAAGAAGCTAGCTTAGGATCTTTTTTATACCACTTCTTGCCTTCAAAAGTTCTAGTAGAATTACCATTTGGAACATCCGTGTAACGCTGCTTAAAGGCCGTAAGCTGTGACTCATAAGTGCGGTATGTGTCACCAGCTGAAACGGGTTTTAGCTCGATACCATCTGCTTTTGCCACCTCAACCATTGCGTTCCAAGCATTGGCTGCTTGCCAATGAAGTTTGCCGCCACCAGCGGCTGGACGAAGAAGAGATTCTGGCAGCTTGCCAGGAGCAATACCCTTAAGATCTGCGGGTTGTTTTACCGGAACTACAATGTCCCATTCTACTTTTGGCATATTGCGCCTTTCTATCTGCTAAAGTTATAAATTATTTTTTCTTTTTCTTTTTCAGAATAGCTGCCTTGATAAAGGGGGGCAGCTTCTTTTGTCCGTCGGCCAAACTAGCTTCACTTTTTTTTGCTCCAGCTTTCTTTGCTGGCATCTTCTTTTTCATAGTTAGGATTAATATCCTATCTTTTTCTTGGATGACTTCTTTGTCATTTTCTTATTTGTTTTCTTTGCATATTTGCGTTGCCACGCAGCTGTCTTTGGCATTATTTTTTCCTTTTTCTTTTTTTAGATTTTGTATATGATTTTACGCCGTACATAGAATTATTAGTACCCATTTTTGGGCCACTAATATATATTTTAGTTTTAAATGTCATTTTTTTTTGTTTTTTAGTTCAAAATAATTCAATAGATCGAATACCTTAAACCAAACAATCCAAAAAAAATTAATTATTTTTGATCTCATTAAAGATTATTTAGACGTTTTTTTAGTTTTTTTATTAGCGGTTGTTTTTTTTGCTTTGACTTCCTTAACCGCTTTATCTACTTCCTTTTTTGCAGAAGCGACAATGTTGCTAGCAGCACCGCTGGCGACTTCTGCAACCGCTTCTGCTTGAGCAGCCAAATTATCAATTACTTTAGATTGGGCTTTTGCAATAGCGCTATCCGCATCTATTTTTTGCGCCTCAAACAAAGCTTTTTTAATTTGATTTACTAATTTTTTGAACATTTTTATCTCCATCTTAAATTAAACTAAACATACTCTATAAATAGTAACTTTGTACCCTAAAAACTACCTACCAGAACTTTGGGATTCTTTAATTAAAGTATATCTTTCACCGGTTTCTTTTGAAACAAGAGAAAACCCGTATGCAGCCGCGTTTTTGACGGCCTCCGAGAGAGCTTCTTTGTCAGAAATGCTTACATTATCAAGAGGTATAGTAATTCCGGCATATACGTCAACGTTTTCAAAGTTGCCAATATTAATTTTTCTATTAACTCCACAAATAAAAATTGGAGAACTAGACAAAGATATCTCTGCAGTCATATTTGAAACGATCTGATCTATTGATGAGCCCCTGGTTTGTTCCTGGGCGTTGGGTGCTATTTTAGGCATTGGTTCCTTCTTTTATTTTGTTGATAATTTGAACAGTTTGTAATATTTGTTGATCTAAATCTAGATTGTTGGTGTCCATGATAGCAGAAGCAACATCTTTAATTTGTTCTACTTGTCTTTCGGATGAGTGAATCATTTCATCTTCTGCCATCAGTTTACCATCTCGTTTGATCAATCTTTTGTTTAAAGTTTCTTGTGTGGCATCAAAATATACAACAAATCCATTTGGTTGCTGAAGAATGCTATTGGCCTCAATTAGATATCTAACATCGGATATTAAAATAGCTACAACATTATCGTTTATAACATCAATTAAGTTTTCAGAATTCATTGTAGTATTGCGATATATTTTTTTTGCTCTGTTGATAGCCCAGGAAGTAAAACAATTAACATCAAAGCTTCTACACATGTCTCCGGCTTTCTGCAAAAAAGTTCTGGGCTTAACCCCCTCTGTTTCAATAGGAAGGTTATTAATATCGTGAACTAATTGAATAAATTTGTCGTAATCTGGAATATTTCCTAGAGAGGAATTGCCGTAGATGTCGTATATTACTTCGTGTAATGCAAAAAGTTTTCTTGACTGTTCTTTTTCACCTTTTATATTTTTTTTAATTGAAGCCATTTCGTATAACGGCAGTGCATAGAAGATATGATCCCATTTTATATTGCCTGTAGTTGTCTGAATACAGCCCTTGGGTACAAGGTATTCGGCTACACTTGTCTTTCCGGACCCAGCTTTGCCAGCTAATCCAATAATAATTGGGTGACCACTTTGATACTTAATCATGTCTTAACATTATACCATTTGATCTAGATATTCTTCTGCCTAACCTGAAAATTGTCTAAAAATTTATTAGCTAAACTATCTGCTTCTATAACGTAGTTTCTCTGAACTTGAACAAGCCTAAACCTGTATACGGATTTTATTTCTTCTATTGTCATTAGAAGTGGCAACAACAAAGAATTTTTGCAAACCCATTTTTGATTAACATGATTGGCCACAACAGAAGAATCCGTATAAATGATTGGATCAACAAAATCAGACATCGTACAAATAAGCAATGCGGTTATCACGGCCTCATATTCGGCTTCGTTATTTGTCCTTGCTCCAAGACCCCTGGCAAATTCCACTACTTTTTTTTTATTTTTATAAACAATAACAGCGCAAGCAGCATCACCAAATTTTTTTTGTCCTTGCCCCCTTGAGGCTCCATCGCAAAAAACTTCTACGTTCAAATCAAACTATCCCAATGCCAAACGGAATATTTAAAGTTTTTGCCCTATTTGCAATGCTAAACTCCTGTCTCGGGGTTGCAACAATATGTGTTGCGTTCAAAGAATATCTTTGGCCGTTATATTCTATTTGGGTTGGAAAATTTAACTCTTGTCTTTTTGAGGAAAAAAATTCATCTGATGAATTTACGGCTTTATAATGAGCTATATACATAAATGACCTAATAAGATGTAAAATCTTTTTCGGAAAAGAATCCTTTTTCCTCTCGAGAAGAAGCTATCTGCATAGATTGCATTTTGTCCATTAGCTTTCTCGCAGACTCGGATGAAATTCTTGCCGCAAGCTCCATTGATTCAGATAGTTGAACTATAGCTTCAACGGCCGAAAGGGCAGTAAATTCAGAATCTGCAGCCACAGCGGCAGCAGCCTCTCTTTCTGCCTCATTCTTTCCAACCCTATTAGCTTTGTAAATTCTTTTATATTTAGCCTCAAGAAGTTTGTGTTGAGCTCTAGCAATTCCGGCGAATCGGGCGGCTCTACCATAGGCATTGGATGATCTAGCAACCAGGGACGCTATATCACTGATACTCAAATCTACATAGTTGGGATCTGGTATTTCTATGTAATATTGATCAAGTTGATCTTGAGAAGCTATCGTCTTCATTAATTGTTGAAGTTGTGGACCCACAATTGAATGTACTGCGTCAATAAAATCTACTGTATTAACAAAATTTTCATTCATCATCTTCTTCTTTTAATTTTTCTTTCTTTTTTTCAAAGTATGATCTTAATAATATTTTGTAATCTTCCATGCCGCGGTTCTTCTAGTATTTCCTCTATTTTATTTTTTATTTTTATCAAATGTTCTCTGACGGTATTGGGATGTTCTGTAATTTTTGCAGCTATTTCTGATGACCTTTGACCATCTACATACCTCCATTTTAAAAGCTGCCTTTCCTGAAGAGTCAGACGCTCAAAAAGATCATTAATTTCATCTCCCAAAACCCAAAACTCATCAACATTATTATCGAATGTTTGATCTATTTTAGCATACTCGATGGTGTCTACGTATGCTATGCCCTTATTCATTTCTTCGTTTTCCGAACTGCCGCTTATGTCGTCTTGCGTTATTAAAGGAAATGATTTTCTCCCCAATTGATCAATTAATAGTGTGTCTACATTTTTTTTCAAAAGATACAAAAAATAACTGTACAAAAATGCACTGAATGGAATTGGTCCTTTATCTGATTCCCTTTTTTCATACCTTGCGATGCATTGCAGGAAAGTAAGTTTTACAGTTTGTTGCACGTCTTCTTCAGAACAATATCTCTTTACCATGTACAAAATTCCGCTTATGCACTCGTTGACGTGCTTGTAGCCGGCTTGATTTAGTTTGTTTTTCATCAACGAAAGACGAACAAAAGGATCTTTCACGAACAGGGATATAAATCTTCTTACGTCGTAATCTGAATAACTGTACTTACCGACATACAGCATTGTTGAATATTTGGTTAAAAAATTATTAAAAACTTTTAGGAGCTCTTCTTGAGCTTTGCTCGAGCCAGTTTTAGCTTTTGCTATAAGAGCTTGCATTTCCTCTTCTTTAAGGGAATAATACTGTTCCTTGTATGCGGCCATTATTTGCCTTCCCAATTCGTTATTAGCGAAGCGTACTCTTTGCGAATATCTTCATAGAAAATTACCTTTGGTATTTCTAATTCAATCGCAAACCTGACGGCCTCCGCCGAATATTTGCTGATAACAAAAATTAATTTTTCAAATTCAAGTGGATAATATTTTTTAAACCTTTTTATTTTTATTTTACTTTTGTCATCTAAGTAACCTTTTATTTCTAACCATTCTTTTGTTTTGCTTAAATAAAAATCTGGAGTGTAACCCTTAGTTCCTCTTTTGATTGGAAAAACAAAAACCCTTGGTTCAAATTCAAACTTAATAGAATAACCGATTTAATATTCTGGCAAAATTGGCTTCCCAATTCGATCGCATATTCATGTCAAGGTCTTTTCTATAACCAGACTTTGTATGCCTGTAGGCATTGCCGCGTTTTTGCGGTGAAGATTCTTCTAATGATATACTTGATTGATTTTTTTTCTTGAGAGTTAACTTTTTTTTCGTTGATCTTTCCAAAAAAAATTCTTTTGGATTTGCATCTGCTGCCATAAACCTGGTATCCTTTATTCGCTAACTTGATATATTATACTTTATATTCAGCAAAAATACAAGTATCAAACCAAAAACTAAGGAGAAATATATGACAACCTCGGCAAGCATTTTCAACAGCATGCGCCAGAACATCAATGAGTCGGTTATTAACGACTTAACGACCACGCTTGGCCTTACGCACGAAGACGCTACTAAAGTAGTTATTGATTCTGACGATTTTGATATCGTCGCTTCTGGACTGGAAAATCCAGTAGCTCAATTTTAATTAGATAATACATACTTCATATACAAACCCCCAGGTTTTCCTGGGGGTTTTTTTATTATCCTTTATTTGCTCGTTTTAATCTAGCCACACCAGTCGGGCATGCTCCGGACTTTGCGTGGTCGCAAAAGTAACAAATTCTTTCGTTTTTTGTCGGTGTAAAATTAAAATCATTGACTATTAAATTAATTTTTTCAACAACCCTTTGTTTTACCTGATCAAGATCTTCCTGACTATAATCGTGACTCTTTATTCTGCCCGACCTCAAATAGTGTAATGATCCTTTAATTTGTTTTCCAGGAAAAGCCAATGAGGTTGCAAGAGCATAGATGCCAAGCTGCAAATTGGTGGCTATATCTTTTTGGGCCACTTCTCTTTTTCCAGTTTTATAATCGACTATTTCTACGGTGTCATTTGTCACATCCACTCTATCTATGTAGCCGATTATTAAATAGTTTCCCAAAACAAAATTAAAACTCATCTCTTTACCGTATACATTAAAAATGCGACCGCTATATATATCATAGAAGTCTTCCAGTATTTGAATGCCAGCTTCATTTAATTCTGTTGATATCTCAGATTTTGGATCTATTGTCTTTTTATATTCGACAAAAGAAATTTTCATCTTTTCCAAATCTAGGGTTTCACTTGAAGAAACATGGTCTTCTAGAACCTCATGAACGATATTGCCGCAGTGCCGCTGGCGCCGAAAAACTCCTTGGCTCTCTCTTGATGTAAGATAAAAAATATTTTGAAGGACACATTTCATATGTGTCTATTCTTGAATAACTAAATTCTGATAATGTTATTTTTTGAAACGCATCTAATTCATTTAAATTTTTTAATATCATTTTTAATTTTCTTTTATTTTTGAAACTATATTTCCTTGTTGATCAAATACTGTTCCATTTTCGTCCATAATAAAACCATTATTAATGTTCTGATATTTGCCATCACCAATAGCAATCCACCCGGTGGATCCATACTCCATAAAATCATTTTCTAATTTTGGCCAATCCATATAGTCTCCTAATTAACAAACACAACTGTGTCATTTATAATATCAATATTATAGTAGTAGCTCAATAAGCCATATAAGTCACGCAATTCAGACTCTGTTAAATAAAAACCAGCAACACCAGATTGAACGAAAAAACTGCTGGTTTTATCATAATTTTCATATTCAATTAATTTAACATTTTCAATTGACATTCTTCCTATCTCTGATTTGGGCATTTTAGTCCTCGTTTACAATTGTAATTGGGTTCCAATTGGGATCATCCATTTTTTCTCTCATGTCTTTGACATAGGAGTCCCAATCTCTTTCGTCTTCGCTTTTTTTGATGTACTTTACCTTACCTGCAAAAGGGTTTGATTTAAATCTAACCATAACAACCTTGCCCTGTTGAGTTCTCCAACGCAACACTCCGTTTTTGCAGTCGCAAAAATCGTCCGGGTGAGGGTCAATACATCCGTTTGGATCGTATCTGCCGCTGCAACTATTGCATTTTGTATATCGCCCCTTATCCTGACATCGATTGCACGAAGAACAAAAAGCCCAGCAAGATTTATTTGTAGGATTGGTATATAAGTTTCCGGTTGCCATTATGAATTCAATAAAATTTTTTCTAGTTTTTCTTTGATGACTACAGATGTCTTTTTGTTAAATTTAAAAGTCATTATCTTACTTCCGTCTTTGTACGATAAAAAAACATATGAACCACCATCTTTTGATTTAATTATATCATATAATTTATTCAAAGTTGTTTGGTTGATTTGAGAATCAATATTTAAATAAATTGGAGTTCCCCCAGAAAAATTTGACAAGTCAAGTTTATTGCAAGAGTTTAATAAAATTTTAGAAATTAAATTTTCTTCATCACCCTCTTTGGAGATTGAGCCAGTTAGAGTGATAACATCGCCGTTTTGAAAAAAATCATCCTGGTATTCTTTAGCCTCACGTGGAAAAACTATAATTTCTATATCAGATGATATGTCCTGTAAGTAAAATTTAAACATTTTTGCACCTTTTTTTGTAATAATTTTCTTTGCCCCGGAGACAATTCCTCCTACTGTTACCCTAGATCCTGCTGGCAAGTCAAAAACATTTACAATTTCTTGATTAATTTCTTTACTTAAAAGGTCCCAAACTCCGTCTACTGGATTCTTAGAAACATAAATACCAAGCGCCTCTTTTTCTTTTTCTAAAATTCTTAATTCTGTTTGTCTACCGAAATCTTCATCCATAGCCTCCTCAAGGAGCTCGTCAAATGCTCCGGCATTCGCCAGGTGTTCGATTGTTGATTTTTTAAGAACGGCGGAATTAACTCTACGAAAAAAATCATGAATAGAAATATAAGGTTTTTCAGAGTCCCTAGAAGATAGAATAGCTTCGCAAACAGCGGAGCCAATTCCATTTATCGCTGAAAGCCCAAAAATAATTGTACTGTCATCTATAACCGCAAAATCTTCAACGGATTTATTTATTGATGGGCCCAAAACTTTTACATCAAGTCTTCTGCAATCAGCTAAATAAAGCGCTAATTTTTCCTTGTTGCCAGCAACAGACGAAAGTAATGCAGCCATGTACTCTGCTGTATAATTCGTTTTCAAATATGCAGTAATGTAGGAAATCATAGCGTAACTTGCAGCGTGCGACCTGTTGAATCCGTAACCGCCAAAATATTCAATTTCTGAATATATTCTATTCGCTTTTTCTTTAGAAATTCCAGACTTGCTCAAACAGCCCTGCACAAATTTATCTCTGAATAAAGCTATTTTATCCATCAGTTTTTTCCCGATAACCTTACGCAAATCATCTGCTTCGGCTGAAGAAAAGCCGGCAAGCTCTCTGGCAACACCCAAAACGTCTTCTTGGTAAAGCATGATCCCTAGGGATAATTGTAATACTTTTTCCAAATTTGGATGTTCGTATTCTATAGTTGCCCCTGAACGTTTTCGAGATATATAAAGCTTGTCCATGCCTGACCCCATTGGACCTGGCCTATAAAGAGATATGAGCGCCATTATATCTTCAAGATTGTGGGGCTGCAATTGAACCATAAGCTCACGCATGCCGCCAGATTCCAATTGAAAAACACCTATAGCATTACCTTTGCAAAGTTCATTATATGTTTTATAGTCGTTCAATTCGATTTTATTGACATCTATATTTACACCTCTTGTTTTTTCAATAAGCTTAATACAATAATCAATAACGCCTAGGTTTCTTAAACCGAGAAAATCTATTTTTAATAGTCCACACTGCTCAACCCTACCCATGTCCCACTGACTAATAATTGGGGTATCGATCCCCTTTTGCATGATCGGCATATACTCAATCAAAGGGTCTCGAGAAATTACAACGCCGGCGGCATGCATTCCGGTCTGCCTCACAAGCCCCTCTAGACCAAAGGCGGCATCAATGATTGTTTTTGCGTCTTGATCTTTTGCATAAAGATTTGAAAAATCTTTTGACTGCATACACTCATTAAGAGTTTTGGGCACTCCAAGAACTGGGGCTGGAACTAACTTGGCCACTTTATCACCAGAACTAAAATCGTAAGCTAATGCGCGAGCCGCATCTCTAATTGATTGACGAGCTCCGGTTTTGTTAAACGTGCATATGTGGGCAACTCTGTCGTGGCCGTACTTCTCTTTGGCGTAATTGATAACTTTTTCCCTGTGCCTATCGTCAAAATCCAAATCTATATCTGGCATGGATTTTCTGCCTTCAACCAAAAATCTATCAAACATCAACCCAAATTTAATTGGATCAAGATTAGTAATATCAAAAGCATAGGATAAAATACTTCCAGCCGCAGAACCTCGACCCCAACCAACTCTAATGTCATTTGCTTTTGCCCATCTGACAAGATCGGAGACGACAAGAAAGTATTCTGCAAAGCCCATTTCTTTAACAACTTTAATCTCGTGCGTAGCACGAGTTAAAATTTCTGAAGGAAGAGGATTTCCATATCTAATTTTTAATCCATCCCAAGCAAGTCTTTCAAAAAAATCTATTGAACTTTCTTTTGTTGGTATAGGAAAATTGGGAAAATATATTTCTCCAAAATTTAAATTAAGGTCCACCATATCATTTACATGCATTGTGTTTTTTAAATATTCTTCTGGAAAAACAGAAGCCATTTCATCATAGGATTGTAAATAAAATTTATTCTCAGAAAAAGAAAACCTATCCGGCGTATGAACGTTGGAGTTGGTTGCCACACAAAGCATGATGTCGTGCGCGTGAGCGTCCTCTTTGTGCACGTAGTGCGAATCTCCCGATGCGACCACTTTGGCTCCAATTAAACTCGCTATTTTAATCAAATCTGGAATAATTTTAAGCTGTTCTTCTATGCCGTGATTTTGTATTTCAATAAAATAATTTTCTTTACCAACAATCGACTGCATGGTTACGGCTTTATTTAAAGCTGCATTAAAATCATTTCTAAGCAGAGCCTGAGAAACTTCTCCGTTGAGACAGCCCGACAGCACAATAATTCCCTCTGGATATTGCTGTATTAAATCGTGATCAACCCTAGGCTTTACGTAATATCCTTCAGTAAAAGCTCTGGATGACATTTTGATTATGTTGTGATAGCCAACATTGTTTTTGGCCAATATAGTTATATGATAGGGGCCTCTTTGTTCCCATTCATTTTTTGCAGGCCCTGATCTTTCTTCCTCATCTTTGTCAAATCTAGTTTTTCTGGCTTGATAAAATTCTGAACCCAATATTGGTTTAACGCCCATTGCTAAACCCGCATCATAAAAATCTAACCACGAATGTATATTCCCGTGATCGGTTGTGGCCAGACCGTTCATCCCCAATTTTTTTGCTCTTGATAAATATTGTTCTATTTTTCCATGTCCATCCAATATTGAAAAAATAGTATGATTATGTAGATTTGTCCAATTCTTCATTCAATTCCCCTTCCTCTATCAGAATTGTCAAGAGAGTGATCTCTAACTTCTCTATAAGTTATGATAACAATTCCTCCACAATATCTGCACGGGACAGGAAGTCCCTTTTGTGCAAATAGGTTTTTCTCCATGTAGGACATTGGTTGGTCGGATTTGCATTCGGAACATACCCCGATAACGTCATCTGGATTTTTAATAACCATTCTTTTTTTCCTTTTTAATATTTTTATATGCGTATCTTATTGGTGACGGCGAAGATTTTTCCATTGTTTCAACATATTTATGACCTACTTGAATCCATTTATTTTTTCTTTCCAAGCTACAATCACCACAGCCCACTCCTACCGCATTAGCCCTATCGCAGGTAAACGGTCTTCCACCAATTCCCATTTGTCTTCTTTTTACCCAATCATTAATATGAGCAGATGATTTATCAAATGAATAGTCTGAACAATAACTTAAAATTTCATGAAGAAATTTAATTGAATCTTCAGTATAGCTTAAAATTGAACACAAAAACAAACGAGCTTCATGCTCAAGAAAGTGTTGTTCTTCGGCTTGTTTTTTTAATCTAGCTACTGCTGGACACCCTTTGAGAAGTTTATCTTTATCAAAAAGTTTATAAGTTTCTTTTAAATTTTTAAAAGCTTTTGATCCATATTTATTAAAGTAATCCAAAGGGTTATCTTTTACTTTATCTTGTTCTTCCATCTCATAAATATTTTCTCTGTACCACTCGTTGGCGGTGTAAGAAAATACTTGATTTGCAACATCAAGCCCTCTAGCTTCTGACGCATACTCAAGGATTGATTTTTGTTGCAAATACAGAATTCTGCTATCCCCGTTTGGATTCAGAAGCGTTTTGTACAACCCAGTGCTTTGATGTTTTGAACCCGGCAGGCGCCACATTCTTCTTAGGTCATAAACGCTAAAATCGAGACTGACTAAATGAAAAACGTCTTTTAACTTGGTTGCAATATATCGGAATGTTTTTGGCAGGGTGTTGCCAGGGTTGATCCCCAAAGCTATAGGTTCGCATTCTATGTGGAAACCTTTTTTCCCAGTAAAATAAACCAATACAGATTCCTTGGGCACGTATTGAATTAAGTACTCATACACCTTAATGCACTCGTTATGTGCAACGTCGAATTCTGCGTGATCTAAATCAAAATACAATGGTCCGAAGACGTGTAGCTTTTTCTAAATCTTTAGAGTTATAAGCGAATACTGAAGTATATATGCCGGTATTGTTATGTTTGTTAGAATATTTAATGATATCTTCTATCTCTAAAATTTTGTTTTTATCTCTTATAACTCTCTCAAGAGATGGCACATATCTAGCCACTTCATAATATTTCCACTCATAAAGAAATTTGCTGTCTGAATTAATTTTCATAACACTTTTATTTTACCGATTAACTTCATTAATATTAGTCAACTTACTCTTTGGGTAAATAAAAGATTCTGAATGAGTTCTGTAATAAATAGACTCTTGTATAAAATAATCTAGTTGTTTTAAGAAAGTAAATCGTTTAAGAATAATATTTGAATTGTTCATTTATTCTTGCCTTTGCCCTTCTTGGATTTCTTTGTGGACTTTGTTGGTACTTTCACATCTCTCGTTCTTGGATACGAGTTTTTTTCATAATAACGAATAATGCTCATTAGTTGTACGCCTGTGCGTTCGGCAACGCTCATATCGTCGTCGGCGAATGCTTCTATTTCCTCATCGGTAAAGTCCTCGTCACTGAATACGGTTACTCCGTCATTAGCGTTAATGAGAGTTCCAGTTCCAGAGTGGAACACATAGTAGTTGATTTTGCGCTTTTTCATTTTTTTACCACATCGCTAATATTGGCCAAAGTATGAATTTTGGACGCAATATGATCAGCTATATGCGCAATCATGTCCACAAAAGTAATTGGGGTTGTCTCCGGAATTGGGGACCACGGGCCTAAATGACATCTTACCAATCTCAGTATTGCTTGAATAGAATTTTCTGAAATAAAAAGAGTTGAAGAATGCGCTTCGGACGCGTATTTTTTATCGTACTCCTGACATTTTTGAACAAATAAACCTACAGTATATGGATGCATTGGATCGTATGCATAGTTTTTTGATTCTGGATTTTTTATGGCTTTAGTAATGTCATGCAGCAGAGAAGCCGATACAATAATATCTATATCCTCTTGTTCAAGCGAATACGATTGGCACATTAGCAACGCTATTTGAACTGTTCTTTTGGTGTGCAGAACACTCCCACCCTCTCCCTGTTCATCTGCGGCGTGTTGATCGGTCGAAAAACCGGACGGAGCTTTCCAAAAATCTTCTGCCCTATATAAAATAGACCTAACGAATAATCGAATGCTTTCGTCTGAAATTAGATTAATCTCATCTAATAATGGTTTGAGAACTTTATCTTCTTGTTTAAAATTTATTTTTTGTCCTTTGTCGGATAAAATCTCATCAAGAATATTATTTGATTTATCTTTTGACATTTATTTATCTTCCTTTTTCCATGCAGCCCATTTAGAGCATGGCTTGTCGAATGGGCATGACTTACAATAAAAAGTCAACCCTCTTCTAGAGGGAAAAACTTTTTCTTCATACAACGCAGTGCACCAGTACTCCAATGCGTTTATGTCTGCTTTTTCGGTCATGAATTGAGTTAAGCCTGGTTTTTGATTCATTAAATCAAAATAACCAAAGACTGCCTTATTCTTTTTATTTCCAAATTTATGATTAAAAGCGGCGCTCATAAATGCAAAATCAAAAACATAACCGCTTTCATACTTAGATCTATGATTAAATACCCACTTAATGATATATATTTTTTTATTTTTTGAATAAATTAAATCGAACCTATCTTTTATTGCAACGCTGCCTGTGATTGGAACAACGTACTCTTCATCAATGCCGATTGGAATTATATTTTTTTCTCCAAAATTTTCTATTAACTCCAACAAAATGACCGACGCCTTACTTGTTAAACTGGCCATGTTGGCGTGGAAAGTTTCGTGTTGTTCATAAACAATATCAAAAGAAGATGAATTTTTTGGAAACCAAAGTTTTTCCCATCTATTCAACAAAGATGCGTACGACGGCGTAACTCCAGCTTGTTTCTTGTAGAAGAAATAATCAACTACACTTTTGATATTTGATTCAAATTTTGATAGCAATAACTGTCTTCCGCCAATCTTTTCTGGCAAAAGCTGTTTGTGTTTGAAGTCATAGAGTCTTTCGCATATTTGAAAGTCTTTTAATTCTCTTAATGTTATCTGAAGCATGCGGGTCTCACAATATATTTATTCTGGACATGATTTCTTGAATATCTTTTGAGTCAGCTATTTGAGCGTAAGACTCTTCGACTACGGGTTCGTATTCTACATACTTTTTATGCTCGTCTACATATTTAACCAATGGTGAATTGTACAAATATGTAGAACCGGTGATTCTGTTTTTGGGTATTTGGAGCTGCATAATTGTTTCATCCTCTGAGTCATCTCCGCTAATAAGTTTTTTCTCTGTAATAAATATTGTAACTGCGCATTTTTGTTGGATAGAAAGCGACCCTCCGGTATCTGATTGCTGGACAACTTCTCTTCTCTCTTTCATTCTATTAGCGTTTTCTTGAGCGGTTATAATTAGTACACAGCTCATGTCTCTTGCTAGTTTTTCTAATTTAACCATCATTTCTTCGAATTCCCCCCATCGAGGTTTACCTTTGCCAGATGATCTTGTAAACATAGATTGAATAGTGTCGATTACAATCACGTCTGGTACGAGTTCGGAATGACCCATAATGCTTCTCAACCATTTTTCTAAATCCTCAAAGTATGGGGTATCCGGATCATGCCTAACCATAAATCTATTGCCCCATTGAATTAGTTTTTCTTGAAATTTAATTAAATTTTCCTGTCTTTCTTTTGCGGTCCAATTTGAAGACTCTGCGTAAACATTTTTTTCAATGATTTGAGTCATTAAAACTCTCTCCCAATGCGAAATTGCTTCTTCAAAATTTACGTACAAAACTTTATATCCACAATCGGCCCAATTATTGACCAAGCATTTAGCAAAAGTGCTCTTACCTTTACCGGATGGGGCAATAATTGCGTGTACAGCGCCTCTAAAAAATCCACCCTCGTTAGTATACCCCATTGCCCTGTTAAGGGATTTATATTGTGTTGGAAGAAAACTGGGTATATCCAATAGGGACTCTGCTCTTCTGGAAATATCTTCTGCTGTTGTTACGCTATTCAAAGGGTTAAAATTTAATTCATTCTCTAAATTTTTAATCTCTGTTGTTATCTCAGATATTCTGATTATTTCTTGTGTTGTTTTTTCGCCTTTTTGAATTAAAATAAGTTCAAGTTCTTGAAGGATATTAAGTTGTTTTTGTTTATTGGCTCTATGTTTAATTACTTTAGCTATTGATTCGTGATCAGATGTTTGCAAGCCGAGCAATATATCGATCATTGCGTTTACGCCAACTGCACCACCCAATCCGGAATGTATATTCGTTTCAGATTCAAGCCAGGCTTTAAAAGCTATCGGATCTACTAAATCCAGTTTAGTTGTGCGATAATATGATAATAAAGCTTTATAGAATTCATTGATTCCAATTTGATTGTTAACAATTCCAACCATGTCTTCTGGTAATTGCGCATCAAAATACGCAATTGATCCAGGATTTTTTAAAGAAAGTGCAAATACCTGATATTCAATTGGGTATTCAGGTAGTTCTGCTTGATTTTCTTCCACTTTTTTTCTGTTCTTTCATCTTTTTATAATACTTTTTATTGTTTTCTGATCTTAGTTTTTTAGCTTTTTGATACATATGATTGGTTTTGATGCTGGGTTTTTTAATTTTTTTAACAGTTGATTTATCATTGGCACCGCTTCTTAAAGCGTCCAATATTCTATCATAGACATTGTCTTCTGAGATATTATCGTTATACCTAAAAACAACTAATTGGATACCGTGTTGCGCACACATCTCTGCTTTTTTGCTGTCTCTTTTTTGAGCCTCAAGAA